CCTGACTTCGATATAATCTTTCGGCCCTATCTACAAAGTTTTTGCGCTGACTGTCGGCTAGCATCTCTCCAGTTAAGACTTTATTTATTTGGGCTTCGATTATTTCACCAAAGGCTCCAGCCTTCGCTGCCGCTCTAAATTCGCTTTCTCGAACCACCGAACCGGGGTCCAAAATCTTCATATAGTTGAAGATCAGGGCCAAATCGCCTGCGGCGTTCGGTTTGTCCGCCGAAGCCTTAACTCTTTCATAAGCCGCCCTCGTTTCGACGAAGGTTTTGCTCTCTCTTTCTAAAGCTGCCCGTAGTGTATTGGAGTTTTTGAAGTCTTCTTGGGCTAACTTTCTGTTGTATATATCCAGTTGCTCAAAATATGTCTCATGGCTTATCTCGCCTCTTGAGGCGGCAAGTTTCGCCTGGATATGGTCGGCAAGAAATTTTAGATCCACGTCGGGAACGGCCATAATCTCACGCACTTCAGACCAAGGTTGCCCGGCTCTCAGTGCCAGAGCTGCCCGCGCGGCGGGATGGCTGTTAACTATGTCCGGATCAGGAGGGGCATATAGCCCCCTTGGGCCAAAAACGGTTGACCGCGACTCCTGTTTCGCCTGTTCCATTAGTATGTCTGAATACTGTAGTGTGGCCTCCCACTCTTGTGCTCTCTGCTGCTGGTCCTCCCACCCCTTTGCAACATCAAGTTCTGCCAGTGTTCGGTTAAGAGCCGCCATTTCCTGCTCTGCCAGATTGGCTTTATACGCCTCGACAGCATCTAGTGCGCCCGTAGCACCCGCGCCAAGGGTCGCCAAGGGAGACACGGGGTAGGCCTGCGGGCCTGCGGCTGCAAGCAATCCCTGTCCGAAACCGCCAGCGGCTCTCAATCCCGCGTTTACTCTTTCGGCGCCCGACATATTACCAAAAAGACCGCGTTCGCCGGTTGGCGACATATTAAGAAGACCGTGTCCGCCGGTTGGCGACATACCAAGAAGACCGTAGTCAATTGCCATTATTCTCTACCTCACTCGGGGAACAACCAATTGCCACCCCCTAAACTACCGAATATCCCCGCAGCGGTTCCCAGGGCACCAAGTCCGGTGAGCCAGGGACTCTGTTCATAGTACGGGGTTTGTGCTTGCACCTGTTGCTGCGAGTAGTTGCCGCCTCCGGTGAATGCCTGCATCTGGCCTAGGCGACGCAGAATTTCGTCCTCACCGAACTGGTAGCGGTTCATTGCGTCCTGAAGTTGAAGCTGAGATTGTGCCTCTCTCGCGGCACCGACCCCCTGAAGAGCGGAGAAATCACGGTAGTCTTCAAGCGCAGTGGTCGGGGCCTGCCGAACTCCTGCCATCTGGCGCTGTCTTTCATTTTCATAATTCTGGAAGGCGTAGGGGGCTATAGCGTCCGCGAAAGTACGCGCGTAAAGCTCGTCGGAGGCCCCTGAGCCCATTCTGTTGGCCGCTGCCATACGGGAGTCCACCGCAGGGCGAACTTGGCGCTCTATGGCCGTTCCTACGTTCCCTAGCCAGGGATTTCCGGGGTCCAGATAATCCCCTCGCAGAGTGCCTGTTAACTGCTGGGCAGCGGCCTGATTGACCGGAGAACCGGCAAGCGCTCTCTGCGTGGTTAGATCAAGAGCAGCAAGAGACTCAGGAGAATAATCAACAAAGGTCTGTCCCGGGAAATACTGCGGTTGTGGAGTTGTAGACCCAAATTGACTGAATGCCAAGTTCTGTTCAGCCTGCGGCCTTTGCCTCAGATAATCGAGCGCGCCGCCGAACTGTCCAGTTGCAACTTGAGCGGCAACGTCAGGATTGGCCCGCAAATACGCCGCTTGGTCGATAGTGGGACCACCCGTCGCAAGGGAGCCTGCTTGTGAATACAGGTTTCTGAGATAACCCTCTTGTCCAGACCACGGCTCCACATTGGTATTCTGTATCGTGGTGGTCGTGCCAGACGGTGAATCGTCGCTCATAGGTCTTTCCTTAATAGAATGACTGAGTCATCCCAATCCTTGAGAATCCTTGCCCATCCCTTGCGGCCAAAGAGTTCAATGAAATTGCAATCGTTTTTCTTTCCCCACTCCTCTATGTCGGGGAGGAAAGACAGGTACTCCTTCAGATTTCCCCCTCCGATATACTGAATCAGAAGAGAGCGATTCCGCTTGTATTGGACAATCTTGGTGGTCAGGGCCAGTTCTACCTTTTCATCAAAGGCACAGGCCCATAGCTGCGCTTCTCCCGCTACTAGAGCCTCGTAGAGGTCTCTGTCCGTAGCGGTCCCGTGCCCTCTTTCTATAGCGGGCTGGAGCAGCGGAATAACGTGCGTCCAGACCATGTGAACGTTCTCTCTGGGAACGAGGTGGAGAGACCTATCCATGATACGCTCGCTTTATTGTGCGTTGTGTTTCTATCAAGCGGCTAACGGCCTACCCGAACAAGACGTAAACAAAGGTTCTATCGCTCTGGGAGTTGTTGGCGTGGTTAATCACTATCGTGCCGTTTGCCGCGTTGGCGTAAGTCTGATAGATCGTTCCCGCGCCTATCTCCGCAGAAGCGTTCGCCGTGGTCGGGACTAAGACGGCTATCGTATCAGCACCGATCTGGCTGGCCGTAATGTTCGTGGTCGTGGCGGACGCCGTGAGGGTTATGGTTCCAACGGTATTGATCTTGCCATCCAGGATGTTCTGAAGCCCGCTAGCCAGTTCCCTGCGGTGTTCAGCCTCGTTAGGATGGGTTGTCTTGACGCTGGTTTTGGTGAAGGCCATTATTGCCTCCGCCGGATATTTTCCCCAATCGCCCTAGACCTAGCCTCGGCGTATTTATCCGCTTCACCGAGAGTGTCGAACACCCCCACCGGATTATTCGCTCCAGCCTCAAATAATTTTAGCGCTTCGTTCGGTTGGAGAATTTGGCCGTTAACCACAGTAGGAATTAACACCCACTTATCACCCATTTGATATGTCGCCGTTAACTCCGTGTGATAGCCTCTATCGTCTGTAACAATGGGCCTCGTTAAATCAATCGGGGGCTGATCTGGATATTCTGGAACGAAGGCGAAATTGTTGGGTGTCTGTCCCCGGCCCCACGGAGCCAAAAGACCGCTTGGCTTGACCTGATTCTGCCCAATATCAAGAAGCCCTCGACCACGAGGAGGTTGGCCGCGTGGGTTGTATTGCCCTCTCGCGTTCCACTCCTTCCAGAGCGTCGGGTGGCTCCGCCCCTTCAACAAGACGCCTTCGCGATCAACTGACGGCCAATGATATGTCCCGTCTTGCGCCATCTCGGGCTGGACCCCCGACTTCCATGCCTGGCGGTAGTCATAATCAGGTGTATTCAGATTGGGGCGCTCGCCGTACAATTCCGTGTATTGCTCAAACCACGGAGACGCTTGAATGCTTCTTTGAAACACCTCTTCCTGTCTAGGGTTGAGGCCAGTATTTCCCGCCATTGAGGGATATCCGTAGGGCCTCATTGCCAGCCCTGCGGGGAGCCCTCCATCTCAACGCCGATAGCCTCGTCAAACCCACCCGTGATCTTGACTCCGACCTTGTGATAGCGGTCGTGGTTCCTTATGGGAACTTCACCGTTCGAGTTAATCGCGACGTAGGAGCCAAAGGACACAGCCTCGTTCTGGATGGTTCTCGATCCCACCCTTGCCGTGATAGTGGCCGAAGTCCCGTTGACTAGAGGGCGAACGGAGTTGGTCTTGAAGAACTGACCCGGCGCGTTCTCCCGCTCCCCCGTCTCAAAGACTGCGTCCAGGGCTGTTGCGGTGAAATGGGCCATCACATGAGATCTGTTGAAGGCCGAGAATTGCGGGTTTCCTCCGGTCCATACTCGCGAATCAAGCGAGAAGACCAGAGCGTCGACGGACGAGGAAACATTGTCCAGAGTGTCTAGCGTGTAGCCCTCGGTGAGGGTGGAGAACAGATGCTCCGTATCCAGATCGACCGTTGACCACTTCTGCGTTGGCCAGTTGTAGATAAGCATCTTGTCAGGGTCGCCGTTACCGGCGGAATCGGTGGTTGTGTAGGCCCACACGATATTTCTGTTTCTTAAATCCAACGCCCCCTGAATACGCGCCTTGTACGTTTCGTCCAATTCATTGAAGAAGAACAGGTCAACCTTATTCGCCCCAATGGGGGTGCTTTGAACGCCGTCAAAGACGTAGAACCCGTCCTCTGCAAGATAGAAGACAAATCGTCCGTACCGAACAACGGAGTTCTTGGCCCACGCCCCCCGGTTTCTCTCTACCTCGTCAAAACGCCATACCGTAGGGGTGCCTTCGTATTGCATTCTCCAGATGGCTTTTTCCTGAAAAATAACCCCGTACTCACCGCCGACGATCTTCTGAATCCACCCTCCAGGTCCATCTAAGTCCTGATAATCCGCTTGGCTTGCCGCGTCCTGATCCCAGTCGGCATCGTCGTCAATGTTTGGCCATCTCACCCTGTTGGGATACAGCGTACCCCCCTCGTCCACGTTTCCTATGACCGGGAATTGCCGTACAGTCGCGATGTGTCTTGCCTTGGGCGTTAAGGTCGATGTCGCTAGATCAGAAAAGGCTGTCCCGCCCATCGTGATTTTCTGCATTGCATCGGCAATGTTCACCGCGATGATGGTATCGCCCTGCCCTCTCGCAAACTCCCAACTATCGTCAGCCGGACAGGCATATCCCCCTGCTTTGGAGGAATCGGTCCACGTCGTGGCGTCAAGCCTGTAGAGCTTTGTCGCATCCCCCGCGTAGTAATTAGTCGTGCCGTCCTTGGCCAGGGCGGAGACGGCACCCTGGCAAAAGCCACTCAGCGCGCTACTAACCGTGGTCAGACCGGGGAACTCCTTGTAGCCGTTCTGATGTGGCATACAATTTTCTGCCTTGGTCAGGCCGGGATTGCCAAAATCAGGGAGGTCCGGGAGGAGTTCGTTGAACTGGATTCTTGACTTTGATTGGGGCCGTCGGTTGACCCCCTGGGATATGTGAGCGAGTCTCTGCGTTAGCCTCAAGTTCCGGCCCTCGATCTACGGGACATCACAAGCCCCTGAATGTCGGATTTCATGGTCAAGGGAGCGGGGCCGTGGCGATCCTTGGCGTCTGCCTTCTGAAGTCTGTCCACAAGGTCTTCGTAGAGATTGGCCCACAAGGATATTCTCGGGTCGTCTCCCAAAAATGGCGCAGCATGGAGAAGAGAGGCGTAGAGGTAGGCAAACGGTGCCCTTGTCAGCAGAGCATTGTTATCCGTGTCTGAGGAAAAGGCGGCAAGGGACTGGTAATAGTTGACCGGGACCGAATAAGCCGAGTCAGGCACGGGGCCGAACAGGATATTGTCGCCCTCAATGGTAATGACGGAGGGCCGACCCGTGGTGGTGGCCCGGAACTTCGTCCAGTAATCCGGTGCAGACATAAATTCCAGGGAGCCGCCTGAATCACCCGAGATATAGATGCTTCTCAACTGCTCAAAGCGCGTAGGCAGGGCCACGGTGCGGGTTGAGGCCGTTGTCGTGAGAGTCGAAGAAGTCTCCATGAGGCGAATACGAAGGTCGAGGCGCAGCATCGTTTCCCCGCCCGCAATGAACTCAGGCACACGCGAAGACAGGTCTGTACGCGCCAGCCAGTTATCTACGGCGGTCTTGAGCTGTCCGTATGTGCTAATTGCCATCAAACATATCCGTATCGTTCAGGGTAAGTCGGGTGCATGTCACCCAAAGGGATGCCCTCGCCTTGGTGTTTCAGGAGTTCGGTCGGACCCTCGGGGATGTAAATGTCGATCCCCCGGCCCATTGCGTATCCGATGATCCAGTTCAGGTTCGGGAGTTGGTAGGTGTAATCTGCTGCGTTGGTTTTCGGGCAGTCGATACCCCAGAGCCCAATTCTGTCCACGTCTTCGTGAATCGCGAGAGCAATGGCGTATGTGGGCGACGAGTTGTACCAATCCTTCTGATACTGGACCCAATTGCGGCGCGGGAAGTTGTGGAATACCGTCTGCAAGAGGTCTTCAATGGGGAACTCCACAGAGGTCGGTATATCTTCCCATTTCCTCTGCATGTAGATGGGCACCCACGCTTCCTGGAGCTTTTCCCAGTAGTCTCCGTCTCTCTTCGCTTCGGGCTTCTCCAGTAATGTTCTGTCGTGCATCTCGAACATTCGGTCGTAATGCACCCAATACCCTCTGTCCCACGGCAGACCCCACGCCTCCCATTCGGGGTCTTCAAAGGGTGCCTGATCGTGGGTTGAAAGGGATTGCCCGACGACTGCGACCTGCCTCATATCTTGTCAGCGGTCCTGAAATGCCTATTGTCGGAAGAGCGCAGACGCTTGAGAAAAAAGGCGTTCTGTTCCTTCTTTGGCCACTGCCAGAATTCCACCCCTAGCCCCGCTTCGATCCTCCACTTCTCAGCGACCTGTAACGGGATTGAGCCGACTCTCTTCAGCTCTCTTGAGGGGGAGTAGCCGTCGTTGAGGTTCTGTAGCCGCTTATTATTCTCGACGATAGCTTCCACGTCCTGCTCGTGGTGGTGGGCCATCGTGTCCGTCTCTTCGTCGTAATATACTGTTGTCCTGACCGCGCCCCATGCGTCGTAGAGAGGTTGCCCTATCCGCTTCAATGAATGACCTCCGACATCGAGTGGAGACCCGTTCTCACCATGACCATCGCTTCGGCCTGGGAATGGCCGCAGTGGGTCGCCTCCTCCGCTGATGAGAAACCCGTGTATTCCATGACCAGCTTGTATTCCCCCTCAATCTCGTAGATCGACATATTCAGAGTGATGGGATCAAACAGCTCAAAATCGTCCATGAAATTACCGGGACAATTCCTCGATATAGAGACGCCCCGTCCCCTCGTCTGTGCTAACGCCGATGATGGCATTGCCGGGAACCTTGAATATCTGCGGGTCGCTGTTGGGCATGTAGATGGACAGCGCGCCTGAATACGGCGTTCCTGAAAACGCAACGAACCCGGTGTGGCCCTCAAGGGTCAGGCGGATGAAGTTCGTGAACGCGCCTAGAATGTTACTGTTCGCCTCCGTCGTGGCTGCCGTAACCTCCGTGACGGCAGTGACCGTCCACGGGTTCGCCATTGCGGGCACGGAAAGAAATCCGATCAGCGCAACAGCGGCAAGAAACTTCTTCATTCGACTGTCTCCATTTTTAGTGCGATAGCCATTTCCATGAGCGGGGCTAATGCCGCTGGACTCGCGTGGTCAAGAGCAAGTCCCGTCCTGATAGCGTTTCTTATGTTTTGTTCGTCGCCCTGTATCGCAGACCAGATCGCGTCGGAAATCCATGTTCCGGGCTGTAATCGGGCGTTTGATTTCAGTTCCGCAAGGATGGCGTTAATTCGATCTTCGTTGCCCTCCCATTTCTCGTAGGTGAAATGATGCTCAAGAATGGCGAGAAGCAGGGCCGAATTGTGGGGCACCGCCGAGAGGGCGATGTTGAATATCTTTTCTGCCGCTGCGTCATCGACACTGACAATGTCGGGACCAAGGGACTCCAGACCGATCAGGGAAAGCGCCAGTTGACGCCGGAACATCGGATCTATGGGGTACCTCTTGTAGGCGTCCCAATTCTTCTGAAGCGCGAGAGGCCGGTTGTGTTCTATAACCAGGCGAACGTAACCGAAGTCCTTGTGGGCCATAGACCACAGGACTGTCCCTGTTATCAGGGCTAATGAAAGGGATATGGCCGGGAGCGCCAAGGAAAAGCGGGGAAGGTTGACACTTCTCCTAGTCGCGTCTCGTGACCATATCCCTAGAGCCGCAGCGATCAGAAACCCCGTGGCAGGATTCTGAAGGGGGAACGACATCATTGAGATGGTCCCGCCTATAGCCACGGCCCACACGGACGCCTTTCCCAACTTCGTTGTTGGCTGCACAACAACAAGGCTGAGAAACATGGCGACCGCGATTGTCAGGCCGATAATTCCGTACTCAGATAGAATCTGTAACGCTTCGTTATGCGCCTGTCCGGCGTAGACAGTGGTGGGCCGCATGATCGTGTCCAGCCACGGGAACACGGCCATGTGGGCTTCCTGTACCCTTGAATAATTGTAGTCGAAACTCCCCGCACCATGCCCCCACACGGGAGACTCGGCCCAGAGGAAAATCGTGTTTGTAAATATCTCCAGCCGAGAAGTCAGGGACGACATGGCGTCCGCGCCGACCATTTCGGGAGCGAACAACACGATATTTGCGCCCAGGGCCACCAAGAACGCGGCGAGAAAATACTTCTTCCGGTACAGCAGAAACATCGTCACGATGGAACTCAGTACGGGAACCCATGTGAAGGACGGGTTAAACCAGATCGAGTAGACCCACGCTGCGAGGGCAATAGCCGCTCCGGTAAAGCCCCACACCCTTGCCCTGTGTTCCACGGAGAAGCAGACTGCGAACGGACAGGCTATCAATAGCCACTCGACAATCCAGTTCTGGTTTCCGAAGCCCCCTCCAATCAGGGGTCTCAGAAAGCCCAGGATAATCGCCCCCACCATGCAGGCCATGACGGTGGGGATAAGCCAGTCCATCTTTATGCGAGAAAAGAGGAAGTAGGCGCTACCCAACAGAAGAAGGTTTTGAAAGGCGAGGAGCCCACTTCCCAAGTCTGACGTCCATAACAGGGAAAGTGCCACCCACGCCACGAATGAGAGCGCGCACACGTCCGTTATGGAAAATTCTATCCTTCTTGCTCTGCTCAATAAAATCGCCCCGAAGAAGGCAAACAGGGCAATTGCGACCCACCGCGCAGGATGCGGCGACATCCCGTCCAGGTGGAACAGGACGACGATCCCGAAAAGGATCGCCGCCCCAATTCCTGCGATCATCAGTTAATGATAATCGTAATGGTAGCCGGTGTTTGACCAACGCTAGCGCCGTCACTGTGAACAGCAACAACGCCACCACTCTCGATGAGTGTTACGGAGTCATCAGGACCGGAAATCGTGTCACTCTCGTTCGTGCCCGCGTCGGACAAACCAGCGAGGGTAACGGAAAATCCAGAAATCAGTTTGAATTGTCCGCTATTAGCCGCGCCGGAAGTCTGCCCGATATAGACCGTAAACGTCGAGTCCACCCCGGTTGCTCCAGCTTCGGGGCTGCCGCTCACCGCGTATATCTTGTCAACGTGACCGTCACGATGGACGGCGACATACTTGGTGATTGCCGTGCTGAAATCAGAAAACGCAATGGTGTAGACACCGCCGCCGATAGGCGTGGTCTCTCCATCACCGTTTTCCCACACCGTCGTACCATCGGCTCTCTGAACGATGTTCCAACCAGCGTCCGCAGTCGTGGCAAAGCCAACGAGCATAGCGAAAGCTAGAAAGAAACCCAGAAAACGCTTCATGGTTTGTCTCCTTTCAGAAGACTACGAGGTGGTAAGATCGGCAATGATGCCCGAACCCGCTTCATTACGAGACTCAAGCGAGAACTCCACAAGGAGTTGCTTGCGCTCTGAATCGCCGGTTTTCGACAAGTCCTGAAGCTGGAACGCGCGCAAATACGCGACGGCCCACAAGTCTTTCTGGAGAAGCCAGGCATCGCGTGACCGCTGGAAGCGGTTGGCAATGATCTGGAATTCACCAAAATCTGAATTGTAGACGTCGATAGCTGCGACAAGTTCCGCATCCTCGGCACCCTTGAAGCGAGTCGCATTACCCGTGAAGGTCGATGCGGCCTGCTTGTTGAAAGAGCCAAGCATCAGGCAGTCGGGATCACCGCCGCTGTCCCAACAGGACTGCACAACGGTTTTCAACAGTGCCTCGGTAAACGCCCGCTGCGTACCATCGGTACGGGCGGTGTTACCAAGAGAACCATCGGAACCTCCGGTCCCTACGCTTGAGTTGGTCGTAACCCATGCGGGCACGGCACCAAGAGCGCGGGCGGTGGTGGTGTCGCCGGTCGCTTCAGCGCCATTGCGCAAAAGGCCGGTTTCCATGTCCCGCTTCAGTTCGCGGGCGCGTTTGGACACCTGGTAAGCCATTTCAGACTTCCGACCGGCCTTGTTGACCGCTTCGGCAGTGCCTGTGATACGCGGCACCTTGTCCGAAATTTGGCAAGAGTTTGACAACCGAGTGGTTACGGTAGCCGCATCCGTGGTTGCCTCGTCACCCTCAACAACGGCGTTCTGAGCCGCTGTCGCCAGCGAATCGGTCTGCCATTCATGTAGGATGCCGGTGGCCTTCGTCCGGGCAACGCCCGAAAGGAAGGGAGTGTCTGTCGGAGAGATGTCATAGATGACGTCCGACAGATCCTCACGCCGACCAATCTGTATGCCGGTGTGAAGGGTACTTGCAGGAAGTGCCATTTGGCCGTCTCCATTGGATCAGGCCGGCTGAGTGGTTAGACGTAATCCTCCAACAGTTTCGTTAATGTTTCCGTGTTGACGGCACGATTGCCACTCTGACCTGATCTGCGAAGTTGCTTACGAAGGCGCTGGCGTTCCTCGCCGGCCATCTCGCCCTTTTCGGGAGAGGAGCCGGGCTTGAGCATCTTCTTCGCACCCTTGATCTTCTTTGCAAGCGCGGGCTTTTTCTTGACCAAAGCGTCGTACTTCATGGCCTTGTGGGCTTGCATGAAGGTGCGATGGTCGGTGAGCTGGTCCAGTTCGGACTGAGTGTAGCCCTCGTTGAGAAGATAGTTGGCGACTCGGTGTTTAATATCAGTAGCCTTTGTGTCATCGGCCATGTCGGGCAAAACGCGGATCAATGCCTGACGTTCGCCATCAATATGCTCGATGAGCCGCTGCTGATTTTCCGCCTGGAGTCTCTGGACCTCGACGTTGATGGCGTCGTTTGCCGCCTTCTTCGCCTCCGTCTTTCTGTCCCAGGCTGCCTTTTCGTACTGATACCGATTCAGGTCCGTGTTAAACAACTCGTCCCAATTCGGTTCCCGTTCGCCTTGTGATTCAAGGGATTGATAAAGATTCGCAAGCTGTTCGATTTTCGCTCGCGCCTCTGCGTCAGCCTGCTGATGCTTGGTCGCCATATCGGCCTCAAAGGCCCGGCGCTCATCAGCAAGCGTTTGCGTTTTTTGTCGGTAATCGGATTCGCGGGAGTAACCCGATGTGAGTTCTGATAGCGTTACCTCATGCTCCACACCGTTGACTTTAACAGTGTAGCGATCAGATTCGCCTTCAGGCTCTTCGGGTGCCTGCTCTTCCTCACCGTCGGCCTCGACCTCAAGAGTTGATTCTTCAATCTCCTCTTCAGATTCCGGCTCTAGTTCGGTCTCCTCCGATTCCGCCGAGACCTCTTCGGTTTCCTCGACTTCCTCGGTTTCGGGCTGCTCGCTGGAAATGCTTCCATCGTCTGCAAAAAGCCCTTCTATTCGCTCAATGGGGGTTGAGTCCGATCCCGGTGCAGGGTTGTCGGCCATCATGGTCCTCCGTTATACAACGTGGAAGCGTTTGCGCTTGGCATCCTCTTCGACGGTTGCAATCATTTTGACTGCTATCTCGCCCCGCTCGATGTGTGTCTTGAACACCGATTCCAGCTTGTTCAGAAGCCGTAGGGTTCGCCAGCAGTCTTCACGACGAGGCATTTCATCAGGCCCAGTGGCTCTCCACTCGACCATCAGTTTTTCCTCGATGTTTGTCCACGCCTCTACGAGGAGTTCATTCTCCAGAAGGCGTTTGGCTTTTTCTCCGCGTTCTCGCTCGCGGATGAGTTTGTGTTCGTCCAACTCTAGTAACGCCTCGCGGCGTCTTTCTCGTCGAGCCTGGAGATCACGATGTTCGCGGCCTTGTGCGCGTCGGCACCCGGCTGTCCATCGCTGTGAACCCCCGGCGAACTCTGGGTCCAGTTCACCGGACGACCGCCGCCCTTCATGGGGGCATTGGACGTGTGGCTAGACGCCGAAGAGTAACCTTTCTTCATTGCTAGTCTCCTCAGTTGAGAGCCGGTCTTTCGGCTCCGGTAGTGCCGGTGATACCGGCTTGGCCCCTTTCGGGGGTTTCTCCATTTTGTCTTTGAGCTTCTGGAGAGCTTCGTAATAGTCTTCGTATTTACGCCTAGTCACTATCGTATGTGGTCTCTCTTAATATATCGCCCTCTTCACGCATCCGGGCGGCCACCTTGGCGTTGGACTGTTCTCTTGCCACTTGAGCAGAGACACCCGCTTTCATGCGGATGGCTTCGATTTCCACAGCATTTTTTTGCTGCTCCATCGTCATCTCCATACGAAACTTCTCCTGCGCCTGCGCCATCTCCTGCCGGTGTTCCTGCTGATCCATTTTTAATTGGGCTTGCTCCTTCGCCATCTCAAGTTGGGCCTTCTGCTGGTCCGCTTGCATCTGAGCCTGCATCTCCTGCTGCTTCATTTGCATCTCGGCCTGCATCTTCTGCATCTCGGCCTGTGCCTTCTGCGCTTCGGGAGAAGGCGGTTTCTGCTGCTGTGGAGCCCCTTGAGGATCAGTGAAGAATTTATCGGCGTTCTTATAGCCAGCGGCTATGGAGAGTTCCT